CATTTCACGGGCTGTTGATATTTCGTCGGCCTTCCTGCCGTCGATATAATTTTTAAAATCGCCGACGGCGGTTACAAGCGATGCCATTTCACGGGCGGACGACACATCGTCTGTTTTCTGATCACGCCTGAACGCCATATAGCCGAATATGACCGCCGCCGCCGACGCCATGATTGCCACTATTATTTCAAAGTCCATTGTTCCCCCTCTATTTTTAAGCCTGTTCGGTTATAACCGTGAATTGCCCGGTTGTGCGCGAAGTGCCTGACAATCCGCCGTTTACCGGCGTTATGCGGAAAGCCGCGGACGCGGTGGCCGGAAGCTTATCTTCCTGCCGCATTTCTTCCGTATATGTCCAGCTTGTGCCGGTTATGCCTTCTACGGTTCTTTTCACCGCGCCGCTAATCAGGACTTCGATTTTGTACGAACCTTCCGGCCCCGATGAAACGCTTGCGGCGTCCTGCGATACTATGCCCGCGCCCGTTTGCGTCGTCCGATTTCGATGCGCCCATGTCAGCGTAACGCCGCCTTCGAATATTTTGCCCGACGGCCATGCGTCGTCGTTAACTCTCACTCTTCCCGGCGGGTAAGGCTTTGCCGCGCGGTTTGAAAGCTCTGCCGAGACCAGTTGCACGTTTTCAAGCGCCGCCACGCCCCTCGGATTGCGCGGCAGCATTTTGATTTGTACCGTTTGATTTGACGCATAGGCGTCATCTTGCGCCAGCCCGGAGTTGAACTCGCCGTCGTCGCGCACGATATACACCTTTGCGCCCGCCGGGTGGTCTATCGGGATGGTGTCGTATATGCCGCGTGTTATGCCTACCGCTACGTATTCGTCGTCGTTTATGCCGACTGCCTGGAACGCGCACCATTCTTCTTTGCCGTCGTCGTTGACGATAACGAGCAGGTTGTCGCCTCGCTGCGCCTCTGCCGCCGTAGCGGGTTCCACGGTATCCAGATCGACAGGCGAAGACAGCCGGAAACCATTCTCGTCGAATGCGGGCGTGTTTTCCGGGTAGTATTCATCCAAAACGCAGTATGGACAAAATTTATTTACGGTGTTTGAGTGATAATATTCCCCGTCGTCATATTCACATACTTCGTAAGACGTGCTGATTTCGTCCGCCCTTACCGCCGCGCATAAGATATGACGATCAGGCGACCCTGTAACCTGGTAGGGTGCCTCTGTCGCCAGTTGGGCAATCGGCGGTTTCGGCTCGCCTATCGGGTTTACCCATTCGCTTTCCGGCGGCGGGGCGTATGCCGTATAAGACACGCCGAAAACATCTTCGACGATATCCGCCTCGATCTCGCCGTGTTCCAAAGAGCCGTAATTTATGCCTACGACGCGGACGGGCATGCGCGATATACCGAGCGGCGGCCATGTTAGAAGGAAAGCCGTTCCCATACGCCACTGCCATGCCTTGCGGTTGATCTTTATGCGTCCGCTGGCGATAGGGTAGCTGTTGGCGCGAAGTTCGCGCGTGGCGACTCTCTGGGCGATGGCGGCGTTTGAAAAGCCCAGAAAATCTATCTGGCTTACTACCGCCTCGCCGCGTGTGGCGCGGTTTGCCGTTTCCTGCACCTGGACGATTGATTCTTTCCATTTCGCCCGGTCTAAATATTTAACCTTTATCTCGTTGACTGTGCTTTCCCAACTGCCGCGGCTGAACTCGCACTCGATGATGTCGTCCGGGCCGTATTCCGTAAGCGTCGATGGGTCAACCGCGCGTACAAGCTTCAGCGTCCACAGGCCGGTTGCCGGGTCTGTGTAGCATACGCCGTCGATATGCTGTAAAACGGTTTCAATGAGACTGTCTGCCTGCTCCGGGCTGGCAACCTGCATGCTCATTCCCATGCCTTCGTCCGCTAATGTTTGCGCGGCTGCTTTGAAGCTCGAAAGGTCAAAGCGCGATTCCGGGAAACCGAGACCCCAGGCATTATTGCGCAGCACTTCATAGATGATTTCAGCCGGGTTCGCGTCGCCGTTGATATTGGACTGCGATTCCGACAGGCCGAGGTTTGCCGGGCATCGGCGCAGCACCACGCCGAGGTTTTTTATATACGGGCTTGTGCCGAAATAGACGCCGGCGGGCCCGCCCAGTACAAGGTGCGCAATGCCCCTGTACGCCGGATAAGCCGCTCTGATTTTCCCCGTCATGTAGGGATCGCTTCCCTGTGTCAGGCTGCCGGGATAAAAGCCCGCCGAGCCGGAAATACCGCCTTCTTTTTCCTCGCCGCCGAATAGACCCGGATCGTTAAGCCGTATGCTAAGCCCGCCGGGGCGTTCCATGTCGATAAAGCTGTTGCCGATGCCGAGTATGCCTAAACCGCCGATCTTTATGGTTTTTTCGACATCTTTTTTGGAAAGCAAAAGGGACGAACCTACCGGGCGAGGGTCTGAATTACCAGTATTGCTTGACTCATCTGAATTGCCGGAAACCGTGTAATTGACGTGTACCAGGTCTTCACCCGCCCCGGCGCGTATGTCAACCAGTTTGTCAACCGGGCCGTGGCACAAATGCAAATCCATTCCGACAAAGTATTTGTGGCCTATGACCTGTTTTTTTTTCTTAATTTCGCTTGTGCCGAAATTGCCGTACCAGACGACGTTCGGGGCACGCATAAGGCATGTTCCGAAAATAACGGGGATGTTGCGGCCTTCCTCAGCCGTCGGTGCCTGTACGTCGCCCGCGGGTGAAACCTTAACCTTTGGAATTTTTCGCAGCAGACCGGATAAAACCGACGTTACGATGGATATGACTAGAAGAGCAACCATAAAGAAAGGCATTATCTCACTCCCGATGAAAATGGATTTTTGTTGGGTATCCACTGATATCCGAGAAAGTTCGTGCCGTTATCAAACTTTGATACGCATCCGCCGTGCGTACGGTCGCAGCCCGGATATGCGTTGATCTCCATACCGGCGAAAAGGCCGGGCATGGCATTCATGAGCGTAACCGTGTTTCCGGTGTGCGATACGATCATCCGTTTATGCGCCGCCTGTTCGATATATCCGGTTGCAAACCAGTCGTTGGGCATCGCCGCGAAAAAATCGGCGGCAATGGTCAATCCGTCCGCGCTTACTTCGGCAATCGCGCCGGATTTCCGGTATGTTTCCTTGTTTACCCCGCATCCGTCGTCAAACAGGGCGCGGTTGCACGGGCGTTGGAAAAGCGCTGTCGCGATTTCCCTTTTGAGCAGTTCCGACTCCGGGGCGCAGTCAAGCTCACAAGTGTCGTCCGGCATGAATTTACACGATTGAACGCGCCCGGTGAAAACAACCATCATCTGGTCGTCCCCGTCGTGTCCGCGCAAGATCGTGAGGTAAAGCGGCGTACTTGGTATAAAGGCGACAAACATCGTTGCGATGGCGTGATCGCGCGGGACTGTGACGGTGATATGCCCGCCGCTTACCTCCGTGCTTTGATTCGTTCCGCTGTGCGTGATAATTGACGGCCCGTATGCCGCATCCTGATAAGTCCGCTTTTCGTCGCCGCCGGTGAACAGGTATTCGGCGTCTTCGGTCGCAAACCGAAAAAGCTCAAACGGCTGTCCGTCATAACTGCTTGTTTCGCGTTCATCAAAGCTCATACAAAACCTCCACAAACTCCAGTTCCGCCTCGGCGACCTCGTTCGTTATCCAGACAAGTTCAACGCTGTCGCTTGCCAATCTAACCAGGTTAAGAAATGAAACCATGCACGTATCCGGCGTCAATGTAGCGCCGGGCGGGCTGTCGAGCTTCAGCGTCTCCGTGCTATTGTCCTCGACGGCGTCGATTACCTTTCGGTAAATTTTCCGTCCCGAGCCGTCCATGAGGATAAAGCAGAGATGCCGCCGGGCTGGGTTTTGAAACTGGTAGGTTGCATACCATGTATTTTTGATTACTACTGTCGTGTCCTGCGCTCTGACCGGCGCGGCAAGTTCAAGGTCGTGCTGCCATGACGGGACGCGGAACGGCACAAGGCGGCCTTTGCGTGCCGCAAAGAACGCGCGGAACGCGGCTATTTCAGCCCGGCCGTGCATCGTCCACAGGAAGCCTTTTGTTTTTGATATAGCGCTTCCCGAGCGGTCGAATGCCGTAAATTTTCCGGTATTAAAATCAATTTTTTGGATTGTCCGTTCATACGTCAGTGAGCGTCTTTCCGCCGCCGCGTTAGGGTGGATTTCCAATACATCGCAACCATACGCCTGTGTCCGCTTTCCGGGCGGCACATCCGGCATAGGCTCAAGTAAAAACTCCGCCGTTATGCCGTTTATCCACGGGTTGAGCCGCTCTAATTCGGCGTCACCTTCCCAGCGTCCGAGCATGGCGGGGACGGCGTAAGTCTGTCCGTCGTTTGGAAATCCGACTTCAAGCGGCTCGATAAGCCTGATGCGGTCGTGAAAGACCGCCTCGATTTTGAAAAACTCGTGTCCCGTATCTCTGCGCCACAGCGAGAAAATACCGCCGCCGGTGAATTTGCGGTTTGACGTATCGAAGAAAATCTCCGTATCGCCGGGCAGGGCGTGTTCGGTTATTTTTTGCGCGTCCGGCCAGAACGGCACGCTGAACAACCCCGACTGGCCGCCGGCGTATATAAGCGCTTCAAGCGCGGCTGATTCGCGCTTTGAGACGGGCGAAAACAGAAACTTGAGCTTTGTGCGCGGGTTTTTTCGGAGCGCGAACCGCTGTTCTTTTGCCGTATACGAAGTAAGCACGTCCGTAAGATATTGCGTGGTTTCGCACACGATTTCAGACCAATCCAGTCCCGGCGCAAACTCTATTATTATGCGCGTGCCGGTGACGCGCTGATTGGCTCCCTGTATGCCTGAAAACTCAAAAACTATGAGCGCGTCGATAACCGCGCCGCCTTTTTTTCCCGCAAGCATTTCAAAACTGCGTTGCCTGCCGGCCCCGAAAATCATCGGCAGAGATTCCGGGGTTTCAACCGAGATTCCGTCGTTGTTTATTATGTTTATGCCCGCAAGCGTGGCGTGTTTTTCGCCGTGGGTATTCCAGACGCTTGTATGCCATGTGATATCTTTGAGCACACAGTCAAGTTCCACCAGGCGCGGCTCGACTATTATTTTTTCAAAAAGCACCTGTCCGTGCATAAGCGACAGGGATCCACCGTATGTCATAGGCACTACGACGCCCAACTGATCGGTACGGACGCCTGACGGCGACTCCGGAATGGCTGAAATGGCGAGAGTCGGCGCTCCCAGCATAAGCTTTGACAGGTCTATGCTGACGTCGGGCGGCGAAGATACCGCGTTTTCGATTATTGGATTTGGCAGATATCCCGGAAATTCGGCCATTAAGGCACCCGCTTAATCGCAAAGTTGGGATACAAAACATATTCATCCGCGCCGCATTTGATGATTGAACCGCTTGGAAGGTTGTGCGGCGCATTTGCGGCGTTTGAATAGAAAATACCGGGGAGATCGCCCATAAGGGAGTGTCCGCCGGCGTCGCGCGGCGCCCATAATTTTACAGGCAGCAGGGCTGCCGCCAGTGTTGCTTCGGTTGTTGCGCGGTTAATCAGTCCGCGGTAATGCGCAATGTCGGCAGGCGTCGTTGCCCCGCCTGGGACTGAACTGGCGACGTTTTTTCCCGTATACCCGCGCGTCGCCCCGCTTTCCGAGCCGCCGGACAGCCATTTGCCGATAAACGAATCCACATCGGCCTTGAGATAAAAATTGCAAAAAGTTTCATAAGCCGCTGGGCATGGCGCGTTTATATTCGTTAGGGTGGATGACGGGTGATAATATCCTGACGCCGGCCCAAAGAAATACTCTCCGCCCGTCCATATGCCCGTTTTATTGAGCCGCCCCCAGCCGATATTTGAAAATGATCCGGGAAAACCTTCAAACACGATGCAGATGTTATCTTCCGCGTCTGAATAGAAGCCGTAATAGTTGATCGGCCCGTCCTGCTGCATCTGAGTTGAAACGCCGGCGGTGTTTGCCGTATTGTTTCCTTTAGGCGCGCCCGGCTGCGCGTTCCAGTTAGCGGCGGCCGAGAATCCATCTCCGACGTATAAGTGCAGACCGGCTGATGTTGATGAGAGACCAGTTGATACGGCAACCGCCCACGGGTTTGTTGCACCCCTGGTGGTGCACAGATTAACAAACATGCCGTTTTTTGAGATATGGACGTTATACCTTGCTGTGGTCGGGCCGCTCGGCTGCTCTGCGCATTGCTCCCAGCCGAGGCTTTCCAGCCAGTCAACGATTTTTTCCAATAACTCGTTTGGGTCTGCAGCGGTTCCAGTTTGGTATGGCATAACGGTTCTCCTTACACGGGACGCCGAAGGCGGCGTCCCCTACGTTAATTTTGCCGCGACGTAATCCTTGAACGTCGTGCGGTGGACGTTCTGAAATACGATGTATTTTTGGCGGCCGACGGTAATGATGTTTTCCGACGCGTTCTCGATTCCTGAAACGGCGTACATGCCGTCCATCTCGCCATATATGGCGGGAGAAACGCGGGAGCCGCTGTCGTCGCTTAAAATAATGGGAAACAGCGGATAAGCGTCATCGCCGAGATTCGGCTTAACGTTTGCGAAACCACCGCCGTTGTACGGAAATACATAACCGTAGTAGCCGGTCGACGACACATCGTTTATCCCGAAGCCGCGCCAGCGCCCGTCCGGGCGGCGCATGCGCAAGGCATATGCGTTATCGTTGTTTGTATTGATATTACAAAACGCAATCAGGTTATTCTCCGCCCCCGTGTATGAATACCGCCAGTTGGCAGACGTCGCGGCAGGCTCACTACTCCACGCCATAGACCCGCCGACAACCAGCGGGTAAGGCCAATGCTCAGGATTCCAGTACGGGCGCAAAAACCCCAGATATGCGCCTTCGTATATTTCGGCGCATTTGATGAACACCATTGCGCGGCGGCCGTTTGCAAAGAACCAATATGGCATCGTCCCGACGCGCCGGCCGGGCATAATCGGCCTTGTGCAGGGCGCGGGTTGGTTGGCAAACGTGGCGTCGGGGTTATAGCCGGTAAAGCCGCCAAGTCGGACGTTGTCGTAATCTCCGCTGACATTGGTAAAGCGCGACATGCCTGCGTATATGTCTGATTCATCGCCGTTTCCCGGCGCGCGCCAGATATACTCATCCGTGCCCGTGTCGATGTTTGCCGTGCGCAAAGTCTCCCACGGCGGCGTCATGGCAAACGAAATTTTGTCGCCGGAGACAAATGGGACGCTTCCGGCGGCAATCGTAAACGCGCATCTATTCGACGAAAAAGCCGTGCCGACGGTTCCCGTGCCGAGCGATCCGCCGACGTCTCCGGAAACTGAAAAGGCGGTGGCGCTTGTGAATGTAACGGTGATGGTTTCGACGACGCTGTTTGCCGTACCGATGAGGTTTTCGATGGTGCCGTTGCCGGCGGTCTGGTATTGCGGTTCAAGCGCGTGGCCGACGGTAAGGAAGGCGTTAAACTGCGCGAGCAGGTCGCCCATGCTTTCCGCCGTGCCGATTTTGTATGACATAATTCCTCCAACCATGTGATCGCGGGCGTTGCCATGGGATCGCGGGCGTAGACATGGGATCGCGGGCGTCCCGCCGGCGTGACATGGGGCAGCATGCGTCACGCATGCGTCTTTATAAATAAAACGGGTGCGATTTATCGCGCCCATACAATTGAAGCGGGCTTTGCCCGCGAGCATTTATTAAAGCGCGGACGGGACGTCCGCTACCCCATGTCACGCCGGCGAGGACGCCCGCGCTCCCATGTCTACGCCCGCGCTTCCCATGTCAGCGCCCGCGATCACATGACTACGATAGTGCTCCCTTTACGCCTTTTTTGTTGTTGCCGATGGTGCCGACAATCAATCGTGCAAACTCCGGATCAGCCTTGAATTCCTTCAGCAACAGACCCCGGTCAAGCGCAATCGTCGCCCCCAATCCGGCTATCTTTTCTCCGCCGCCGCCGGAAGGGACGTCAACCAATCCGCCGGCGGCAAAGCGCGTTCGCGGCCTTCGCACACTGACTGGCCTCATGCCGTAATTGATGTCGTCCAAAAGTTCTTTTACGCCTGGTATGGCAACGGCAGATGCGCGGACGACGTACTCTCCGTTTGACAGCCATGCGGGGATACTGTCGCTTGTGCCCGTGCCGGGGCCGTGGATCATGCCGCCGGATGCCGCCGTAACGGGCACCTGCCCGCCGCCGGCAAAACCGCCGACCGCTTTCAGCATACTTTGAACGGCGAGCGTCACCAGCATCTGCGTCACCATCTGCTGCAATGATTGGACGACGGAAAGGGCAAGACCCCGGAAAGCGTCTTTCATGTTTTCCGCGCCCTGTATGCCGGACGTAAACCAGTTGGTCAGGTCGCTTGTCAGCGCGCCTTCGATGTTTTGCTTGAATTTCGCCATTTCCTGCGCGGCTTTGTCTGTGCCTACGGCAAGTTTTTCGACACTGAACTTGAAATCTTCCGCGGATTGTATCTGTTCCGGAGTGACGGCGGCGGCGCGCATGGCTTCGGCTATCTGCCATAAAAGCGGCAGGCGTTCGCGTTCAAGTTCCATGATCCGCTGTTCGCCCTCGAAGGCGAATATCAGCCCCGCCTCGACCTCAAGATTGATCTTTTGGCGGGCGCGGGCGATTTCGTCAAAGGCGTCCTGGGCTTTTTGCTCGATTTTGGCGAATTCAACCTGCTGGCTTGCGGCTGCGACATAGTCTGAGACGCTTGCGGCGATTTCGTGCGGAAGCCTGCCCAGCTTTGTCATCAGTTCTTCCAGATTGTGCGCCCTGTCGGCTATCTCTTTCCGTGCCTGTTCGAAGCGATCCATCTGAAGCCGGGCGATTTCTTCTTCAAATTCCCGCACCTGTTTTTGATAGCTTTCGGTTTCGCGGGCTTCTTCAGCCGCAAGCGCCCGGCGCTCCGTGCCGTTTTGAATGATCTTCGCGTGAAGCGCCTGGGCGGCTTTTTCGATTGCCGCCTGTTTTTCGGTTGCCTCCGGACTGTTTTCCGGCAATTCGGAGAGTTCGGATTGCAGTTTTTGGAGTTCGTGCAAAAGGGCGGCGGCTTCCGCCTTCCCCTGCTTTTCGGCAAGTTCGTTTCGCCGGGCGTAGTATTCACGCAGGTTGATTTCCCCGCGGTCGTAGCGCTCTTTCTCTTCCTGCTCCTGCGCCTTGGTCATGGCCGATTGCAGGCTTGCCTCGCGCGCCAGTTTCGCCTTGCGCAGTTCCTCATCGGCCTTCTTTTGGAGCGCAGCCAGACGGTCGGCTTCTTTTTGGGCGGCGGCCAGATCGGCGGGGTTGTCTTTTGGGGCGGCTTCCAATTGCGCAAGTTTATCTTTCATGGCGGCAAGCTTCTTTGCCTGCGCCGCGATTGCTTCCTCGCCGCCTGCGCCAAGATTAACCTTGTCGTTAATCATCTGGTCGAATTTCTTTTGCTCGTCCAATATTTGCAGGCGCAAGTCGAGGAAATCTTTGGTTCCCTGCGCTATAAGCTTCTGACGCTCTACAAAAGCTTCTATACCGGCGCTTAAACCGGAGTTTTCCGCCGGGTTCGCAGTCTCCGCCGCGTAGCGGGCGAGCATATCTTTTAATTTGTTGATATCTTTGCTGTTTTGTACTGATTTACGCATTTCGAGCATCATCTCGTCGATGCGCATCTTTCCGAGGTCTGAATCGGCGTAGGCAGCGCCAAACTCTTCGGCTATCTGTTTTTTTATTTCTTCATGGTATCGTTTCAGCACTTCCGGTTTGAACAATTGTTTTTTGACATCGGCCAAATCAACCTGGGCGTCCGTCACGGTTTTAACACCGCGGACGGCGTTCAATGCGGCAGTGATAGCAAAAGTAAGCCCTTCGTATGCCGCGCCGATGCCCGACGTCATCTTGGTTTTTAACCAATCCCATGTATCTCCTAGGCTGCTCAGCGCGTCTCGAAAACTCTTCAAATTCTTTTGTGTTTCTTCGCTGTACACCCGCCCGGATTTCTCAACCTTGGCAACGGCGGCCTCGATACCGTCCGTGGCGTTCATCATCAGAGCGATAAGCTCTCTGTTTTTGGGGCCGAGCGCTTTGGACAGTTCGGCGGCTCGGCGTGCAGGGTCTTGGATGTGTACGTATTTCGCCCGGAGTTCGTCAAGCAGCGTGATGGCGTCTTTGTAATTGCCCTTGCTGTCTCTGAGCGCAATGCCCTGATTTACCAGCGCCTTTGTGAAATCGCCACCGCCTTCAACCAACTGCTTGTTCAGGTTTGCTATAGTGTTGCCGAGGTTTATATTGAGCCCGTAAGATTTGGAAACTTTTTCGAGTGCCTGAAGCCGCTCGGAACTGATTCCGGTTTCGTATGACAAGTTTTGAAATTGCTGAACCGCTTCGGCGGCGTTCTTTGTCATGTTAAACAGCGCAACACCTGCTGTAACAACCGCGCCGCCCAAGGCAGTGGCGGCTACTCCGACACTCCCGATATTTTTTATAAGGGAAGACATGCCCTGCGATGCCGTAGCAACGGGATTCTTTGTAAATTGATATAAATACGCGGCGGCTTTGGCGGTAGCGACTTCGGCTTTTTCGAGTTTGCTTAAACTGCCGGCGGTTTTATCAACCTCTTTGCCGAGTTTTTTCACGGAGTCCTGGATTTTTTCAAACTTCCCGCTTGCGTCCTGGACGCCGTCCACTCCAAGCTTGATTTTTACATCCTGTGTTGACATTTTGTTTCCCCTGGCACTATTCTGTAATTATGTTTTACTATATAGGCATATTTTGTGTTTCGGCGTTTGCAATACGTGTCCTTTGCAATCTGGCAGGGTTACACGCGAACGATAAAGAAAAAGCGCGCCAGTCCGCCTCGTGCCCGGCAAGGACACTTTTAAACCTTAAGTCTGAACCGCTAAACATAAACAACTCCAACGATAGCGATAATGCCGATCTCATACGCCGTGCGGTGGAAAACATGAGATTCGTTTATGACCCGCCCGTACGTGGCGATATTTTTATCAGCCCCATATGGATGCAAGACCCTGAAAACCCCAACGAAAAAATCAAAATCGGTTCCCTCTACGCGGAAAGCCTGAACAGTCCCGATGTAAGCGCCAAAATCGTTTCCGCCCGCCCGCGCGGTAAAGTCATGCCCGGCCCCATCTGGATGGAAAGCTTGGACAACCCCGCGAAAATGACCAAACTCGGCGAGATCGAGTTATAGTTTCGGGGCTTTTGCCTTGCTTCCGTGAACTTTTCCTATAGCCCAGATCATTGTTTCGAGCATCCACATTTCCCGCCGCATGGCGTTCATCTTTGCTTCATAAGCCGCGAG